ATTTCATTCCTTAAATCAGGGTTATCACGGATATTCAAATAGATAATAGCATCCATCGACGCCCCAAACATAGTATTCATTGCACGTCCAACACCACCTAGTGAGTTTGGTGTGAATAGAGTATAGAATGGGAGCATCTGTTTTGTGAACCTTCTCTTCTTAAAACCTCTTTCGTCAGGTCTAATCTCATTAGAAGGGAGTTCAACGCGAACGAAGCGTATCGCCAACCAGACGGCAATCATTAAACGATAGCTGAGTTCAATATTACCACCACGTGAGATAAATGTAGTAAGGAAAGAAGAATAGCTGCGCATTTGAGCTATCCTAGATTCATTGTTCATTTTCTCAAATGAAAATAATTGTAAACTGTGCACACGCTCGATTCTGAAACCATACATAGCTTGAACTTTCAGATATTCGTAATAATAATATCTAATACTTGCTTTGTAAGGATTCAAGATTAGCCCGCAACCTTGTGCAACACGTGTTAGTAGAGTAACTATTTTCTCATAATCATCAGGCGTTATACGTCTTAGAGAATGGATTATAGCAGCCATATCATCACCTGTGATCTTTCGCTCTAGGAATTGTAAAATATTCCAGAGATCTGGGAACTCCAGGCAGAGACGGTCTTCAAATGTGTCTTGTTCTGCATCGTTTTTGAAGCAGTTAACTGGCATGGTGTTAAATCTACCACTTGGATTGAGATTAGTATAAATCTCCATCCACATTTGTAACATAACACTCAAAACCATAAACCAAGCACCCTTGAATGACGTTTCAAGCTTCTCAACCATAGTGAAGAAATCTTCCCACGCTCCCCACTTGACTCCCATCAATCCATGTTCACTTAACGCACGATGTGCGCCACGCAGAAAAGCTTTGGCAAACATCTTGTACGATATAGATGAATCAAATTGTGAGAAGTCAGCTAGAAACAATAATAAATAGTCAATACCACTAGCTCTGATACCATTATAATGATCTTGATATGGACGTCCATACATCTCAGAAAGCGAAAATTTAGAATCCTGCTTAAGATATTGGTACAATCCGAAACCATATGCGGTCTCATAAGCGTAATGAGTTATTGGTACTATAAAAATGCCTCTTGTATCACGACCAGGTACATCACGTAATCCAATCTTTCCAGGTGCTTCAGCACTCAGTTCTTCAACACGTTCAAGAACTGGTGATCCGTCATCTTTTAAGACAGGTTTACCTTCAGCCGTGAAGGTCGGTCTTTCATATGAAAAATCAGCTCTATCATTCATAACCCGCCCTGGGTTTGCTAATAGCTCCATGATTTTACTTGAGAAAGTGATACGTTGTGGAGACTCTGTGGTCACGAAATTTTCGGTTTCGGGATCATACTCCGTCGTTTTTAGTATTGGGTTAAGCACAACATTAAATTCTGTCCCAGCAGATTTAGAAGTCATTCTGCTTGGTAGAGCTTTCTTCCATTGTTCGTAAGTCGGTATGTATTCTTCCTTAACCATCCAATCCCACACATCATATGCAATCTTTTCAACTCTAGATGCATCAAGTGGTTCTTCAGGTTCAGGATCTACTTTACTAACTTGATCAAACACG